TTACTACTTTGATACTTAATAAATCAAAATTCTCAAACGTAATGTTTACTTTTTTACTCATTGTAAATATTTTTTAAGGTTAATTAATTAGACTTTCTAAAACATTTAAAAAGTCTTTTACGGTTTTAATGTTTTCTACTTCACTATCTGGAATCTGAATGTCAAACTCATTCTCAAATTGAATTGTCAATTCTACTTCATCCAAACTATCAGCTCCTAAATCTTCTTTTAAAAGTGAATTGTCATTGATTGTTTCAATGTTCACTTCTAAATGGTCTGAAATAATTTCAAATGCTTTTGCCTTTTGTTCTTCTGTTAATTTACTCATTTTTTAAGTTTTTATTAATTGTTTTTACTCTGTTATGTATCCTGCTAAAATCCATTTTTTATAATGGTATTTATAAAATGGTATTTTCAATTTAATATGATTTATTGTGTTTGTATGGTCTTGTTTTGTTGTAATCTATTTTTTGTCGAATATGGAATTCTAAATCAATTCCAAAACCTTCTGCTAAATCAAATAATCTAATAACAGTATCAGCAATTTCATCTTCAAAAGAATCTTTAATATCACGTTGAAAAGTTTCTTCAAAAGTAATCGGAGAATCTGCAACTGTAAACCCATGCATTATTTGTTTGAATTGTTCCACGTTTGCAAACTTGTTTTTTCTATGAGCTTCTAATGCTTCTGATAATTCAGATACACAAAGCATCAATACTTCGCCTACATTTTTAGTTTCTTTGTTTTCCCAAAATCCTTTTTCCACATTATTATTGTGAATTTCTAACATTGTTTTTTTGATGTTCATAATTTTTGTTTTAAAATAATTCGTTTCTTTTTTTATTTTCTAATCTTTCACTTATCCAATTGTAATCGGTTTCGGCTTTCATCAATCCAAACTTTAAAATACATAATGCATCAGAGTTCCACAAACTTACTTCTGTTGATGGAAACTCTTTTCTTGCATACATTTTGTAAAGGTTTTTTCTTGTGGTTTTGTCAACTCCTTTTGTTTTAAATCCTAATGAACTTTGCCAACTAATCGGAAAAACATTAACGTATTGAAAACCATAGTAAGTAATCAATGCGATAATCTCACTATGGTTTTTTAATAAATTTTGTATTCTGAAATGTTTTCCTTTGTTTTCATCATCTGAATCGGATGCAAACATCTGAACTTTCTCGATAAACACAATAACATTATCGTTATTTTCTCTCACATAATCAAAATACCTATTCAAATCAGATAATACTTTTGGCATCTTTACAACGTGTTCTAATCTGTCTTTTTTCCAAATCGCAATACCTCCGTTTGAACCTGGATCAATTGATATGTAAGTTGTGTTTTTCATTTTAAAATAATGTTAAGGTTGCATTTTTTTCTGATACAAAGTCTTTATGATTTTTTGCATTTAAAGCGAAATAACTTTCTTTAAGTTCTATCGAAATAGATTTTCTATTCATTTTAATTCCGCAGCAACCTTCTGAACCAATACCACCAAACGGACTAAAAACCGTTTCTCCTTCATTTGAGTATAAATGTAAAATTCTTTCAATTGTATCTAACTGAAGCGGAGCAATGTGTTTTTCATCATTTCCGTCACGCCCAGAACGATATTGCAAAGTTCTTGAGTAATCAATATCATACCAAACTGGCGATGCATATTTTTGCCATAAATCAACTGGTAAATAATCTAATTTTGAGCTGTCAGTATCTTGGTGTTTAATTGGCGTTTCGTTATCTCCTTCATTTCTAAAAAACAAAATATAGTCTGGAATTCCAACTCTTGACATTATGCTGTCTTTTTTAATGGTTTTATGTAACAATCCTAATGCTTTTGTACGTTGCATTTCGGTTACAGGGTTTTTCCATATTGTAGTACGTGAATGATAAATAAATCCGTTTTCTTGAAACCAATCAATCAACATTCCAGAAAAATCACGCAATCCAATATATCCCTCTTTACCTTTTTGAATTGGTAAATCCATACAATGAATAGCGCACATTCTACCGCTTTTTAGGACTCTTTTTAATTCTGGAATAAGGAATTTAAAATGTTGCTCAAATTGTTTGTAATCGCTTACATTTCCCATATCCTCTTCTTTATCTGAATAAACATAAAGCTCCGCAAATGGTGGGGAAAAAACTACTATATCCGCACAATTATCTGGTAACTTTTTACTTTCTTGAACGCAATCCCCATTTATCAAATGATAGTTTTCTGTTTTAATTTCTTTGTTCATAATTTTTACTTTTGATTTTGCTGTTTTGTAGTTTGTTTCTGCTGAATATAATGCCATTTCTTTTATTCTTTCAAAGTGTTGTTTTTCTTTTTCTAAAATGGTTTGCCTTACGTTAGTTTGACTTTCTGGTATTAGAATATGAACTACTACTTTATTTTTTTGACCGAATCTATAACAACGTCTAACGGCTTGATAAAATGCTTCAAATTTAAAATCGTAACTCATAAAAACCATTTGGCTACATTGCTGATAATTCATACCAAATGATGCAATTGATGTTTTTGTAATTAGTGTTTTAAATTCTTTGTTTGCAAATCCATTAAGATACTTTGCTTTGTATTCTGGTTTATCAGAACCTTGAACGTTAATTGAATCTGGAAGTAATTTTGCTAATGTATCTGTTTCTTGATTTTTCAAACCCCAAACAATCCATTGATTGTCATTTGAATTAACAAGTTCTAATGTTTTTTGAATACGTAAATCAAAACTTCTATTTAAATCTTTGTGTAGTTCTGTTGCTGAAACTGCTACATCCCCAAACAATGAATGACTTGTATTTTCAACCGGTATAATGTGTTCAATGTATTCAATTTCTGGTAAATTGTAACCATCTGAATTAAACCCTAAAGTTGCAGGATTATCAATAGCAATACTCCAACTTGATACATATTTCCAGAATGCATCCTTTGCGTGTTTTCTTAATCTCCATTTTGAAGTTTCTCCTCCATCGTGAACAAAGAACATTGCTAACATTTCCAAGTAAGTCATTCCTCCTAAAAACTCTGAATGTTGACCTAATTCCATATGATCGTTTGGCGATGGTGTAGCTGTACAACAAAGTTTGTAAGGTGTATTTTTAAATAAATCTATAATCATTGATGAAATTTTGCCATCACGCCCTTTTAAAATAGAACTTTCATCTAAAACAACACCTGCATATTTAGAAACATCAATATTTTTTAATTGATCATAATTATTAATTTCGTTTTCTTTATTATCAGTTGCAAACCAATCAATCTTGATTCCAAATTTTAATCCTTCTTTTATCGTTTGTTCACAAATTGCTAATGGAGCTAATAATAAAACTGGTTTTTTTGTTTTTGCTTTTACTTGCTTTGACCATTCTAATTGACAAAAAGTTTTACCTAATCCACAATCAAAGAATAAAGCAAATTTTCCTTTTTGTAATGCAACTTTAACACCAAATTTTTGAAAATCTTTTAATTCTTTGTTTAGTTTGTTTTCTGAAATTTCAAATCCACTTTCAATGAATGTTTTTCTTTTTGTTTCTAAAAATGTTTCGTAGTCTAAATTACCCATGTTTTTTTTTATTTGTTTTGTTTTAAAAAATCTCGAATATCTTTTTTTTGTTCAATCAATGAATCGAAATACTTTTTAATGGTTAAATTGTTTTCAATTCTTTGAGCTTCTAATTTTAATCCATCAGTTAGTACTTTTTTGTCGTAATTATCGATTAATTTTCTTTTATCGAGTTTAGATATGTGATTCGATATTAAAAGCCTGTTATACGCTTTTTTTACGTTTTCTTCTTGAAATGGTAACTTCTCGACTAACTTATTTTCGATTAAAATATTTATGTGTACTTCTAAATCGAAATTCGGAATTGTTTGTTTTGTTTTGTATGCGTCAAAGGAAATAAAAATATCGTTAATTATCTCATTTGAAAGGTGTTTTTTTTCTTCATCTGAAATTTGCACTTCAACTTTTGGTAAACTCAATCTGACTTTGCTCCAAACTTCACTCGTTTTTTTCTGATATGCATTTAAAACTCGAGTATAAAATTCATAGCTAAACTCTTGATAATGATTTTTATCTGGATTGCCCGATTTGTCTTTTGGTAGAAATTCATCTAATTGTCCTACTGATAAAAGTTCAAATGCAAGAACTATTGAATTAAAACTTAAATTTGAATAGTAACGATTGATTGCTTTCATAAATCTTGCACAAACATACTTTTTATCGTTTTCATCTGAATACCATTTTTTAATACCTAAATCTCTACAAATCAAAGGCACAATTACTGAAATCTGATTAATGATATATTCATCTTTTAAATCTCGGATAATTGGGTTTATAGTTGCTGTTGTAATCAAACTTTCAATATTTGATAACTTACTTTTAACCTCTGGAACTTGCAACATTAATTGTCTGTTACGGATTAGTTTGTTTTCCGATAGTTCAAATAATTGTAAACTTTGATCTGTTTTGTCTGGTAACATAATCTATTCAAATTTAATTTTTAAATCGGCTAATTTTGCCCATTCTTCTATTACGTATTTTGCGATTTCTTTTATTTCTTCATCACTAAATTCACTTTCAACACATTCTTTTTCTTTATTCCATTTTTTATAATCATTATCATAACCTGTTCTGATTTCTGAATCTAATAAACTATATCCAAAAGCTCCATAAACATCAATTTGTCTTTGAGTTGATTCTAAAAAATAACCTTTTTCATTTTGTATCATAATCTGAAACGTATTATATCGCTAATAATTCCTATAAGTAAAATGAACATCAAAATATGATATGCAATTGAAATGTAAAAGCATTCTTTTAAATTTGCTTCTTCTCTCAATAAATTTTTAAAGAGTAATGAGTGAATTTCTATTGAATCTTGAATTGATAACATAAATTACATATTTAAGTAGTCTAACATTGATTGACTTGAAACTTCTGATTGTTTTGGTAAATTGTCAATCATTTTTAATTTGTTTTTTTCGGTATCTGAACGCATAAAGTTTCGAGCCGTTGCAATCCATCCTTTAGAAGTTCGTTTTTCTTTTTCCTTTGTCAAACTCCAATCTCTAACCGCTTCAAAATAGTAATTTATATCAACTCCCATTTGTTCTAAAACTAAAAACTCTTTCTCGAAAATTATCCAATTACTAACGTTTGACTTTTCAAAAGTAGTTTTTATTTCTGAAATAGTTTCCTTTGTTCCAAATAACTCGGTTTGAATTGGCTTCTTTTTCTTTAAATTACGATTGTAAATTTGAATTGAAACCTTTGCTATTTCTTGCAGTTTTTTGAGTTCATCAATGCTTAAGTGAGTTATTGAATCATTTGATAAATCTATTGTTACTTTCATTTTATTTACGTTTAAAATTCAATTTAAATTTAACTTCTGGATTAGTTAAATTAAAATAAACTATTTTAAAATCATTGTCCATTACATCTAATGAATAAATTTCATATTGCTTAATCAATAATCTTAAATGCTTTCTTGTTATTTTATCAAAATCATTTAAATTTAGTTGATACGAAACTCTTTGATTTAATGTTTGTCCACAATTATGATTACCTATTGATTGTATTATGTTACTACAACTCATAATTAAGCATTTATTAATTCAATTGCTTTTTTAACTCTTTCTTCTAAAAATTGTTTGTCTTCTAAAGGAATTTTAAAACGAATAACATTTAAGTTTTCAATTCCAGATTCTTTGTAAATAAATGGAAGTTCGCCTTCTTTTGCTCTGGCAACAAACCAAAAACTCTCATCTAATGAATTATTAAATTCGTGAATTGTTTCAAGTTGTTCATAGTATGGCATAAATACAATTAGTTCTCCATAATTAGCTCCTAAAATACAAGCATTTGAAACAATTTGCCAATAGTATTTTTCTCCTTCATTTGAATTTTCTCTAATTCTTTGAATTATATCGTTACCATCAATATTTTTCTTTTTGGTAACAGTTAATCCATCAAAATCATAAAGCTCTGAAACTAAATTATAAAATGCTTTTCGAGTTAAAGGACATTTAGTTTCTGTTGCTGTATCAATAACTTTCTTTTTTAGAATTTCTTTTTCAATACTTCCATCTGGACTTCCAACCCATTCTGGATATTTTGGATGAACAAAAGTTACGTTTGAATGAAATTGATATTGCAATCCTAATAATTCATGAACTATTTTTTCACAAAGTAAACCCCAATTCATTGCTAAAACTTCAACTTTATTTTCAAGTGATTGCTTAAAAAATCGTTCCATAATACATTCTTGAACGTATGTATAAAATGGTGCGCCTGGTTCTCCTTTTGCACGTCCGTTTTTAGTCAATGCTACAATTTCACTTGAAGTTATTCTTCCTACTCTTACGTTTGATAAATCTGCCATAATATTCTATTTTTTACTTTTTGTTATTGTTTCAAATTCAGTTAATAATTTATTATAACTTGTTTTTTCTTCATTTTCGATTATTCTTTTAAAGTGTGGATAATCTTTTGAAGGAATTGATTCTTCGTGAGCTTCAAATAATTCTTTTAGTTTTTTTAACTTTTCTTTATCGCTCAATTTTGAATCTTTAGAAATAGTATCAACTCTATTTAAGTCAGAACCAAATAATATTCCGAAATGATCACAAGCATCTTTTATTGCGTTTGATTTTGCATTTGGCAATGATGCAGCAACTGAATAAGGAACAAATATTTCATCTTGTTTTTTTGGTGCATCAGCTCCAACTCCATCATGATAATACCAATTAAAAGGAGTTTCTAATTCTCTGTAATGAACTCGAACCGATACCGAAGTAGCGTTAAAAATTTCTTTTGTATCCAATACTTCAATTCTGTAATTAAATCCAAATATCGAACGTAAAAGAAACTCGCATTTGTCAATTGGTAAATATTTGTAACTTGGTATATCTGGGTGTTGCTTAATCCAATTTTGTGGCGGTTGTTCTTTTAATAATTCAAATAAATCTGCGTTTGTTTTGATTGTATCAAGTCTTTTTAATAAATCTGATTCTTGCATTTTACTTTTTTATTTTAGTTATTAAATCCCAAATTTCACATTCTAAACTAACTCTGATTTGCTCCAAACGATTGATTTCTTTAATGTCAATTTGTTTGTAAGATTCCCAAACTTGTTTTATTTTTTCTTTATCATCTGTTGCAAAAATAACTTTGCAATGGATTAAGAATTGCTTACTTGGTTTGTTTTCTAAAATTGAAAGCTGTTGTGAATACGTTCCAACTTCTTCTGCTAAAGTAGTAAGGTTTTTTTGTCTTAAAGTTGGGTTTTTGTCATTCCACTTTTGAATAGCTTCTTTGATTGTAGTTTTGAAAGTTGTTTCTTTATTTTTCATTTTGTTTTTTATTGATTTTTACTTGGTTGTAATACTCGTTTGTAACTTCTGTTACCTCGCCTTTTTTGGATTCTACAAAACTCTTAAATCCGTTGTGAGTTTTAAAAATAGTCCTACCATCTTTTAACTCGATTATTTGCTCTCTTTGGCTCATTTCTAATTTAATTTTTTGTTATACAATGGGTTTTCTAATCGAATAACTTCTACATCTTGTTTGAATTTATCAATTAAGTTTTGCGGAACAATTCCATTTAATCTAATCAAATCCATATAAAAAGAATTCATTTGGATTTCTTTTTGTGTTTTTGGTATAATCTGATTTGCCATAATTAATGCCATTTATTTAATTTTAAATATAATCTATAAATCCCACAAAACACTATTAATACAATTACTGAACAAGTAAATAATAATGCTAATTCCTCCCAAATTGATAAGTTTTTCATCTTTATTTTATTTTTCTTAATACTCTTGTTTTTCCATCTGCAAGTAGAAAATAGGCAAAGCCATCATTTAACTTTTCGGTTTCTTGCGCCTTTGCAATTTCTAAAGTTTTCTTTGCTGTAATCTTTGCCTTTTTTTCTTCTTGGAATATTGTTAAATCTGGAACTTTATTTTTATCATTTCTATTGCTGACTGCCATAATCTAATTTTTTTATTGGTTCGTTAAAAACTGGCTCATTTGGATTTGTAATTGAATTGCATTCAATAATCCCAAAATCTTTATCCAATATTTCATTTAGCAAATGAAAATTGTAACGCTTGAATATTTCTTTAGTTCCCATCTTATAATTCTTTAATGATTTTAAACATTTTTTCTTTTGATTCTCTCAACTCAATTTTTTGATCTGAACTTAAACCAAAAATCATTTCACATTCTTCTAAATTTTCAATTTGTTTAACTAAAAATTTTAACTCTTTTATTGCATCCATGATTCGTATATTCCGTTTAAGTTAGTATGATTTTTATACTCTAATTTTCTCATTGGATTTAAAAAAGTGTTAGGCTTTAATGAACTGAATCTATCCAATAGCTCTGCTCTTTTTTCTGTGTTTGAAGTATCGGTATTAGCAAATTGAATTTTAACCATTTCTCTTTTTGCTAATTTCCAAGCGTCTGTTAATGCTTGTGAAAATGTAATCTCATAAGTTCTAAAAAGTTCCCAAGCCTTTGTTAAAATTTTTGATTTCATGTTAAAAGTGTTTTTTGTTTTATTTTTGTTTTGTCAAAAGTAATAAATATTTTTATTCTACAAAACATTTTTATTAAAAAGTTTTAAAATAATTTATTTTAGTAAATAAAAAACCCTTTCATTAAGGATTGAAAGGGTTAAACAAAAAAACAAAACATTTAGCCTTTTGGGTTCGGCTAATGCAAATATAGAATTTATTTTAAATAAAAAACCTCTTTAAATTAATAAAGAGGTTTTGATTTATTTTTTTTATATTTTAACTACAATGTGGTGGTGGTGGTGGTGTTAAAGTTATACCTCCAAATTCTTCATACATTGGAGTTACCAAAACAGTACCAGTATCAGCGCAATAACTAGCCCAATAATAATTTCCGCTACTACAACTAAATTGATAAAGAACATTTCCATTTCCTTGCGATTCTCTATGCCTTATAGTACATCTGCATGTTTCACAAGGAACTTCAACGCCATGAGATTCATAATCTATTACAATTTGAGTAATACCATCAATTGTTTCTTGAGGAATTTCATCTTTAGACATTGTAACTTCTTGTTTCTGAATCGGAGTTTCAGAATTACTACAAGCTGTCAGTAACAACATTGACAGCAAAATAAATAAGATTTTTTTCATTTTTTTAGTGTTTTAATTAATAAATTAGATTTCAAATGTAATAATTAATCCTACATAAACAAAAAAAGCAACCAAAATTAATTGATTGCTTTCCCAACTTAACCTATTTTAAAAATCTAACTACTTCAAAAGTAACACTTTTATTCCAATATATGCAACTGCTCCCCAAAATCCGTATTTATAAATTGCCTTTGTAGTATTGGTTCGTTTATAAATCTTTTCCCAATTAATTATAATTCCATTTAAATCATCGGTTTCGGATTCTTTCAAGGAGTAGGCTTTTTCTAACTTTGAGGCACTATCTTTCAAATTTAGTATTCTTACTTGTGAAATGCTATCGAGCTTCTTAAATCGCTCTAAATCGATTTTTTGAATACTATCGGTAAATTTCAAAAAATCATAGTGTTCTAATTCGTTGATTACTTTATTGGATTGTATCGAATCCAGAATTACTACTTTTTCCTGTGCGCTTGTCAAAGTAATACTGCATATCAGAAACAGAATACTTATTAACGATTTTAAGTTTTTCATTATAAATTGTTTTTAGTTTAATAATTGTTTTTTGTGATTTCGATAACTCCAACTTAAGACTATCATATTTTGATTGAAGCGGATTATCTTGCGCTTTGAGTAAGTCGTATTGGTGTCGGTATTCTTTTGCTAAAGCCTCGTTTACTTTTGCCGATTGTGATTCGGTTACTATATCCTTTTTTAGCTTACTTGTATCATTGAAGTAAAGAGCTATTCCTATTCCTAAAACACAAATAAAAATAACATAAGGAATGTATTGTTTATATTTTTCTGGTATCATAACTATTCTATTGTTATTGTTATTTCTTCTTCATCTTTTAATTTTTTCATTAAAGAATCAAATGCTTTTCTTGAATTCCCAATAAAATCTTTTGATCTACTTGTTCCTACTAAAATACATCCTTCTGTATCATGGTTTGTATTTCCAGAATGAATACGAATCCCTTCAAATTTTGGCACATTTAAAAGTAAAGGCATTACTTTTTTAAATCTGTTTGACATTGATAAAATTACTCTGTAAGTTCCTTTATCAATTGCGGTTTCGCTTTTTACCTTTACATCTCTTTCAATGTCCTCAAGTGTATAGCACTCAAATTTTCCATCAATAAATAATTCTCCAATAGTTGAATTATTTGTTCTGTGAATCCTTTTTAATAATAATTTCATTTTGTTTTTATTTAAGTTAATTTTTTAGAAACAAGAATTATTCTCGTTCATTGCTTTTGCTATTTTTTCTATTTTATTGCCTAAAAACTTAATAACGCCTTCGATTAGCATAGTAATAAAATCTTTTGCTTTGCTCTCTTTAAAAGTCATTATTGATTTGAAACAATGAAAAACCGATATTGATTCAGTTACCATTAAAACTTGAATTATTTTGGTTGTTATCTCGGTCATATCTTTATAACCTAATCCCTTTGCTAAAGTAGCTACAAACAAAACTAATGCTAATAAAGTAAGTTTTCTTAACAATCCGAAAAAAAACATTTTAGTTGAAAAACTTAATTCTGGAACAACAACTGATTTTACTGCTCCAAAAAACATATCAAAACCCATAATGACAAAAAACCAAAAAAGTACTTTTTCGTTTATTTCTAAAACTGCTACTAATCCGTATAATACTGCTGTGATTTGGTTTTTCTCCATTATTCTGATTTATTAAAAATTGACGCAATAAATATAAAAATCGAAACACCTAATAATCCGCAAGAAATTAATGTAGTGTATTCTCCATCGGTAAAATTAAAAACTATTGCTAAAAATCCAAATAAAAAATAAAGCGACAAAAACAAAGTAGCTAATATTTTTCTGAAACAAAACCTTAATTTATCATTCCATAAATACAATGAAAACAAAATTAAAAACATTTCTAATTGCGAAATCATTGGATATATTTTACAAGCATAGTTTTTTTCATATCTTAAAAAATAAGATAAAATTTCCCCAATAAATATTAAGAAAATTGAATAGATTAGAATAGTTTTTTTACTCTCTTTTACAAAAGCGGTTGCCTTATTAATTCGACATTTTAAACCGCAAGGTGGTACTCCTGGCATAATTTCTATGTTTTATTGGTTAATTGTTCATTTATAATTTCGTCTTTTTTTGCCGAACCAGATGAATATCCAAAATAATATCCACAAGCTCCAGTCATTAATCCTACGATAGCAATCAATATTTGGTCATTTGGTTTTGTTTCTGTGAACGTAGTTGCAAAGAAATAACTAAATCCTAATATTATTATTAATAATACTAAAATCGGTTTTATAAGTTCTTTTATGTTTTCCATATTTTTCAGTTTTATGTTTCTTAAAAGAAACGTTTATGCTTCTAATTCTGGTGTCATAATATATTTGTTTTAAATTAATGTACTACTTTTAAATCGTCTCCTGTTCTATAATTATCCCCGACTAATAATCCGTTAGCCTTAGCATCTGCATTATCTGTATATTCGGGAGTTATATTACTTTTAACGTATAATTTTCCGTGCTTTAATACTAAGTTTTGTATTCCACTAAATTGACTTGTCAATCCTTTAAAAATAACTTCTATCTCTTCAAATTGTTCAGCAAGCAAGGGAAAATCGCTTTTAATAGCATTTGCAATTACTGAGTGACCTAATGCGTTAGGATGTATTCCGTCCCCATCATAAATAGGATTATAATCTGTCGAAGAAGGGTCTTTTAAAAGATTGAAGGTATTAATAACTGGGATTGCAAAATCAGTAGCAACCTCTAAACAAGCGGTTACATAAGTGGAAGTATCAACCGTATTTGTAGGGCAAGGGGTTATTAAATAAGGAGTAATTCCAGCATCAATTAAGTAATCAATAATAAACTCTAAATTTGATTTATAAGTAGCTAATGTATAAGCAAATAAAGCGTCATTTGTCCCTATAAATACAACCACATACTTAGGGTTGTTTTGCAAAATCTGAGGTAATGCATTTTTAATTTCTAAACTTCTATCTGCTTGACCGCCAAAATAATTCCAATTTCTTACATCGGAAACATTATCAATATAAGCATCTGAAAAATTCGCATTAAAATAGCCAGTTGTTATAGAGTCGCCAATATAAATTACAGAATTATCAAAACCTAAATTTGTGTATTTATAATTTGATATTTCATAAGTTCCACCAAAGAAATATATTTTTAACTGCCCCGTGTTTGGTAAAACCAAAACTGTATCATCTAAATCATAAGTTTGAGTATGTACTAATTCTGTAGCTAATGTTATGTTCTTAAATGTAAAAGTAAAAACATTAACCTCTCTTTTCATTTCAAAACTTAAAATATCATTTTCAGAAAAAGCCAAACCAGTAGCTGATGTAGATATAATTTCACTTGTGTTTTCTATTTTATAAAGCCTAATCTTCCCTTTTAAACCATCCCCAGCATCGTGTAAAAAAACTTGTGATATTAAACTTGATGGGTATATAGTTCCGCTAACTGATTTAATACCTAAACCTATTCCATAGCTTGTAGTGGTTACATCTGTAGGTTTGAATGTTATTTCTTGTTTCCAACTATCTAATGCTTGTTGACGAACTAATGTAATAGATTTATTAAAAATGTCATAATCTGTTGTCACAATTAAATCGGTTGTGATATTATATTCAGATGGTGTTAATAATGTAGTTGAAAATTCAGCGTTTAAAGGCATTGAATTAAAATTATCTTCGTAAACTACACCAACAATTTCTAATGCTGGACTTGGTAACGAAACTTCTAAACCCCCAAAAGTTGCTGATTGTTCTGTAGTGTTGCCATTCGTTAAGGTTTCATCTAAGGTTTGAGAACCACCACCACCTCCACTTGCGCTAATAACTGGAACTAATGGATTTGTTCTATCGATTGAGATATTTGTGCCAGCACTTAAAATAAATTCTTTAGAATCTAATTGATTTTGTGCGCTACTTGTTAAGTCTAAATATCCATACATTTGAGCGCTTAAATGATAATATTCATTAGAAGCACCTCCTTGTAAACCTCCAAGTTGATTATGTAATGTCGGACTTCCTGCAATAAATTGAGTTGTAAATGGACTTGCAACATCGCTTAATGTTGTTGCGCTTTTTTCTATAATAACACGTCCAACAATAACCCCCAATCCATTCAATTCCGGAGGTAAATTAGTTGGTGTCGGTGCTGATTTTGCTAATGCTAAATTTCCATATTCTGCATTTCCTTGAACTACCCATAATTGCGTTGGATTATCAATTAATAAATAAACAAAATCAGTTCTAAAATTATTGTTTGACATAGTTGTCAATGTTCCTGCATTTACGTATTGAGTATTATTTATATCTGTTTGTCCTGTGGTTCTTGTGAAGTTTGTTCCATTAAAATAAACATATGTAAATGTACTTGCTACGTTTGTATCAAATGCTGGTGTTGTTATTGGGGTTAATCCACTAAAAAAGCTCCCAGAAGTTACTGCTATTTTTCTATTTGTACCAGAAATAATTGCTCCTTGACCTCTTGAAAAGGTTTCCATTATGATAAATCTACGTCTTAACTTACCATTTGAATCAACATTTTGAGCTATAAATGATTGGTAATATAAGTTTGTTCCTTGTCTAACTACTCCATAAATAAGAGTTGTTGTTAGTGTATTTATTAAAGTAGAATCAGTTGTTACTGAAATTATAGGCGTTCCAGAGTTATAGTTTGCGTAAACATAATTAGTAGTGTTATCAGTAAATGTTTGATTTGTAAGTGCTGGTAGAACATACTCATTTAAAGTTGCAATTTCTGAAACCGATGTTCTTAAAAGTGCATTTCCTGTTGCTATATTTGCAGTACCATCACCGTTATTTGTTATTCCAAATCCAGAAATTGCACCAGCACTCCATCCTAATCTTCTCCATTGTTCTAATATTTCTGAATTTCCAGATTCTCTATCAACAACGTTTACACTCCAATATTCATCTGCTCCTACATTTTTTATTTTTTTCAATAAACAAAGTCCTCCATTTGGTATTATTGGATTACCTATAAAAACAATATTTGAATCAAACGTAATTTCTCTTGATGAACCACTTGCATTTTTTATCTCAAAATTTGGATTTTCAAATAATCCTGTTGGAAGTATAACATCATATGAACTTTCTAAAACTAAATATTTTACTGCGTCTGGTTGCGTTAATGTATAAGGTTCTGAAAAATTAATTAACTTAACCTCTTTATAAATTGTACTGAAAGATAAAGGATCTTCAATGCTATTTCCAAAAACATTAAAAACGCAAAGCAATAATGTATTGTTTGGCGTTTGTGGTTGTAATGGTATTGCATCGCTTTCAATTCCTTGAATTAAATAAATGAGATTGTTTGTATCTACAACCGCAATATCAATTCTGTAAAAGTCGGTTGTTGCATCTTCAATTGTCAAATCAATGTTAGCAGCGTTTGCATAATCTATCCCGTTTATCCTCCATTGAAACCCAGTTTCAAATGTAAAAACATTTTCATCCCTTGTTATTAATCCCTGTTCTAAAATTCCATCAGTCAAAGTATTTAATCCTGCCAATGCTTCTGTTAAATTGAACTTTTCAGTAACTTCTGATGTTTCGTTATAAGCAGCAATAAATTTTGTACCATCCGTTTGAGTTGGTAATTGAGGTATTTTTTTTGAATTTGCTTCTACATTATTTTTAAATGCAGTTAATTCATTTAGTCTTTGTATTATTACGTTCCAATTCATTTTTATATTGTTTTAAATAATTCTTATGTATTCCGCTTCTGAATCTCCAGATAACAATCCAATCAATTCTAAATTTGTAAATATCGTTTGTGTATTTGCAGTTCCTTGATTCCAAACATCTCCAGCTTCTAATAATTTGGCTTTTAGTGAATAAAAATTGCTTTTACCCATTCTACTAACTTCTGGATTTTCACTCAATTTATATGGCACGTTTTCAATTATTAAATTATCATGCTTCAAAGCTAAAACAATTTTTCTAATCATTCCTGTTGTCAAATAATTAACTTCAAAATCAACTCCATTATAATTTACAGCATCAATTGAAATAACTTGTGAATCTGTTAATTGGTTTTCAATATTTCCATCAAATGATTGTGTATTTACATCTGTAAAATTGAGTCTGTTTTTCATTTGAATTCCAGAATAAAAATAAATGTCTGTATTCTTTGAATTATACCAAATCAATTCTAAACTTTTTGTAAATCTTGATTTTACACTTATTTTCTCTGAAATGTAAAATACATCTGGAAATAACTCATCAACTTCTGTTTGATAAAATCTGATTCCAATTGTAAACATTTTATTTAAAAAGTCATTCATCGGAGTGTTGAATTCCCAAATATCATAACTTTCTTTATTGTAAATTGTTTGAATTGTTCCTGGCGTTGGATTGTCTAATAGAATATTAATGTTCAAAATTAAACTTCTTTCTCCATTATCTGCTAATCTAATATTTACAATTTGTATAGTTCCATAAGCAGTTTCAACCCAAGTTCCAACAATTCCATAAGGCGGTAAAAGTCCATTTAGTTCATAAGTACCAATAATATCTGTAGTATCGTAATCATAAATATTTCCTTCTGTAAATAAAACTGCTAATTGCCCTTCAAAAGTGTAATATGTGCAATCTCTTTTATCGCTTAATCCAATATTGTTTACTATTTTATTTGCTGTCAATTCAGTTTCAACTCCTGTATTATCTTTTGCATAAACTTCAATGTTTTGATAGCTTGTTTTAATTTGAGTTGCTATTGTATCACAACTTTGGAATAATTGAATAAATCTATTTGGCTTTAAATCTTGGTTTTCTTCACAACTTAAAGTATTAAAAACGTTTTTATAATTTCCGCAATTTTGCCAATTCAATCTTCTAATAAATCTTAGTGAATTACTTTCAGAAACAAATACATAAGGCGTTGTAACATTTCCATTAGTATCCCCATTATTAACTACTGAAACTATTTTTTGACAACCATAAACATCTTTAATTCTTAAAGTGTAAGTTCCGATTTCTAAACCTTCAAATAATGCTTCTGGTTGATAATTTATACCATCTATTGAATAAAGCAATCCCAGAAATTCAAAGCCTACTTGATTAATTACAATTAGTAAATTATTGTTTGAAAAATAAGCATTAATATTTATTTCACTTAAGGAATCAGTAAACCCAAAAGTTAATAATGTTGCTCCACCACTCTGAAATAAATATCCGTAATTACGGCCATAAGTTTCACAATCAAATCTATTTGGAATTGTTACTGGCCTATCAAGTCCTAATTCAACATTGTGTATATTGTAAATTCCACTTGTGTATGCAAAAATAATTTCAGCATTTGCACTTGATTGATTTGTTAAAAATATTGTTTCGCAAGGTGTTGCCGTTTGAAATGAAATATATTCATAATCCGAAATCATTTCCCAAACATAAATTAAATTCCCACTTGCTGTTGTATCTATAGTTACTTCAATAGTATCATTTACCCTTGCATAACTTACTGTTGTCATATATCCACCAACAGAACCACTAAAAACGTAATTTACACTATTTAAAAAAGCTAAAGTTTTATCAATTGTATCATCTAAATCTGTTCCTATTCCAATTTGAAAAGGTGCATTATTAGCTCCAACTTTATAATTTAAATCTAAATAATTTAACGTGTTTGCGTAAGTTATTATTGATCCATTAATGTAAATTTTATATTGGAATGACTTTGTAGCAATTAGTTGCTGTTTAAAATCTAATATTATTTTCTTTGTAGCCATTTTAAATATTTGCTTTTATTAATACAAATTTACCTTCTTTACTTGGTTTTACTGATGGTCTTATAAAACCGTATTCTATTTTGTTAAACTCGTTTACAAACTTAATTAATTTATACGGATTATTTACAATGTATTGAAATTGAGCCATCGATATTTTTTTCTCGAATGTAATTGTTTCTGGTAAAAAATAAGGAGCTGATAAAACGCTATTTTGAATTGATGCGCGTTCTGGATAATCTGTTACTAATTGTGAATTCCCTTCTGTACTTGCATATTCAAATAATTCTGTTGGATATAATTGCAATCCTGTTGAAATTGTTTTTGACTTTCTTAATACAGAATTAAATGGACTTAATCTCAAATTTATTGCAGTATTAGGACTAAATATACCTGTTGGAATTGTATCAAAATCCATTTCCCAATGACGTACTCTATAAATCCCTATGCTTACTAAATAACAATCTATTGCAAAATTGAATTTATCGTATTTAGTATCTAATTTTGGATTATTTGAATATTGTTCAATTTGTGCTAAAGTCATTCCGTAACCATCAAATCTAACTTTTGATAATGCTTTAAATGGATTGTCTAAACCTATTAAACAAGTTGAATATGATGTTCTAATGTTAAATTCATCCAATCCGTTCACTTCTTCATAAAGTCCGTTAAAATCGCATCCAATTTCAACACTTGAATAATGCAAATTTGGTTCTATTTCTCTTTCGATGTTTACTACATTTCCCAAATCAATACCAACTATGTTTTGGTAAACATCGCCTTTCTTTTCAACTCTAACTGTGTTGTTTTTAATAATTAAACAAATATCATCAATGGCACTCAAACTATTATAAACTTCTTCTAAAGATGTTGTTATGTTTTTATCTGGAACTTGTCTAATTTTAAAACCATTTGTAAATAATAAATCCTTCCATGTTGTTGAAAGAAGTGTTGATTGAAAACTATTTTGACCTGTTACTATTCTAAATAAACGCTCAAAAACTTGATAATAAGTTAAAGCATTACAATCCGTTGTTTCTGCTAAATCTATTTCTTGTGCTAATATTTCTACTTCTGGAAACTCAAAATACCATTGATTATTTTGTAAATACGGACTTCCAAAAAAAGGATTCATTCTTAAACCTAAAGAATCCCCAACTTCTAAATCAATGTCAGTATTATACTCTATCGTAAATTCTTTTAACTGATTCTCTACGATTCCAAATTCTCCTCCTGTATCACTTGCAACATCTAACAAAAGGGTTTCTTCAAAACTTTCAAATTCATTTCCACCATCCTCATGTATTTTGTCTAAAAATATTCGGAATCTTGCAATTGGATTATTTGGAGTATTGAATTTTGCCCTAACTTTAATCTTAATATTTATATTGATTGTTTTTTGTTTATCCGAAACTAAAAAAAATACTGTTCCTGCATTATAAACTACATGTCCATCAAATATTCTTATAATTTTAGCTGTAGGTACATCTAAATAATTAGATGAATCAACTGGAGCTAAAGTTTCAACAAAATTCTCATCGCTTTTGTATTTAAGATATAATGGAATTGCAAAATCAACTAATGCATCAAAACTACTTGTGCCTTTGTAGATTGCCTTAACTGTTTTATCATCATTATCATATAATGTTTCTCTGAAAATATCTGTTCCTTGAAATAATAATTTTTTATAAACTAATGGTTCTAAAACTCCGTTTTTTAAATCTTTTAATCTTTCAAGTTCGTAGTTATCTTTAAATCGACTTTCAATATTTGAGAAAAACTCGCTTTCTTTCATTTTTATAGAAATGTAATTTTTCTTTTGTTTGTATGTTGAAAAGTCAAAGTTTGCAGAATAGTTTAGTTCCCATTCATCTGTGTTTTCATTACGTTCTTCTCTTTCAATTCTAACATTTGCTTTGATTCCATTTACTTCTTTTTCGCCTTTTAATAATTGGAATCCTGTTCTGTAAAATTGCAATGAAGAATTTAAAACAGTCATTATTCCTTCAAATTTAGTCGAACGCATTAGTTCTAAATTATCTTGATTCCAGCCTTCTGGCTCTTCAATAATTTGACTTCCGAAAGTATTTCCGTAAATCGTATATCTAACTCGATTAAATCTATTTAATTGGTTCATATTTCTTAATTAAAAAAATTAGATTGTTTTCTACCAAAATCAAAATTAATTTGATTGTTGTTATTAATTTTTGCTTTCTTAAATCCTTTTTCGATTCCTTTTTCAATTTTTCCAGACAATCCATTTAGTTCTTTTCCTAAATAATTATCGAACGCTTGAAGTTGATTTGCTTGATTTACAAATGATGCCATTATTGATGCATTTTCTAAAGACATTTTATTTTTTTGAAAGTCTTCTACAGATTTATGCACAATATCTCCTGCTTTTAAATTTACGATTCTATTGCGTCCGCTATAAACTTTAACTTTTCCATCTTTACTTTCAACTGGCTCAATTCTTTTTTCATTAATTAATGCTGTTTCTTCTGGTCCACCTAAACGGCCTTTTTCGTATTGTGGTAATGGTGTGGCTAAAACAGTTGCTAAACGAACTCCAGCTGATGCAATAGATAATGCATTTATAGCTTGATTTGCAGGAAATGGAAAAGTCGCATTATTATTTGCGATTTCTTGTTGTAATTTAATTCCAATATCCGCAACTGCTAAAAGTTTATTAAATAACGCTTGTCTTCTTTGAAGTGCTATTTTTCTTTGTTGTATTTCGTTTTCTTTACGTTCCTTTTCTTCTTGAAGTAATTGTTCTTGTTCACTTCCTGCTTCTGCATTTGCTAATAATGAATCGTAATACTCATTAGATTTTTCAATTTGTCGATCATAATCTGATATTTGGTTTTCGAATAATTGACTTCCTAAATCTTTTATTGAATTATAAAGTTGAATTCGACCTTCATAAACCGCATCGTTAAATCTACGTTCTTCTTCTTTTACTTTTAAAAGATTGTCGATTTCTTGTTGGGTTTTTGCGTTATCAGCTTCGGCAACTCTTTTTTTACTTGCAATTATTTCTTCATCTGCATCTTGTAATGCTTTGTTATTAAATAATTGTTGATTAATTTGTTCTTCTGACAGATTGTTTATAGCTCCGTTTTCTCTGATTTCTAACTCGATTCTTTCTTTGCTTCGAATTGCTCTTTCAAGTTGAATTTCGGCTTCTCTACGATTAATATCGTTTGCTGATTCTTTTGAAATATTATTTATTTCTTGCAGTTTTCTTTGAATTTGTTCAATAGTCATATCATTACCGATTTCCGATAACATATTTCCTAACTCTTGAATTCCTTTTAACTCTACATTTCCAATCTCAATTCCACCTTTTTGGAAATTAATTTCATCCCACGCTTTACGCATTTGACCTACTAATTCTTTATTTGCATTAATTAGGTTTTGAGCTTGGTTTTCGTAAATAATATTCTGTTGATTTGTGTTGTCTTTTATAATTCCAGTTCTATCATATTGCAAATTTTCTTCTGCATCTTTCATTACTTTGTTATAATCGGCTCTTGAAATTTTACCTTCATTCAACTCATTTTGACGTTGTTCTTTTATGTTGAAATATTCATTTTCAATTGTTCTTAATCTGTCATTTGTAGCAAACTCCAAAACTCTTAATTGTTCTTTGGCTTCCATGTTTGCCAAATCAATCAAATTATTATAATATTGCTCTGATGCTTGTAATCTTAAATCAAAATTACTTGCTTCATCATCCATTATATCCTTGTTTGCGTTTGCAACATTGGTTAATCTTAAATGCAAAAGTTCATACTCACTCGCTAAATAATCTTCTCTGGCTTTAGTGTTTAATTTTATTGATTTTGTGTTTTCATCTTTTGCATCTGTATCTTGATATTCTAAAGCAATAGTTTCTTTTTTCAATTTAAAAATAACTTCATCATTTTGAATTGATTTGTTTTGTATGAAATCAATTTGTTTTTGAGTTTGAGCTGTTTTTTGTAATGCATTATCATAAATTCTTTCGGCTTCTGACATTTTTATTCTTTGAGCTTGTGCGGTTGCTCTGTCATTTATTATTGGTTTAGCTTGTTCAATTTCAAGTTTTTTTAATGCCTGTTTTTCTGCAATTTTATTTAGTTCAATTTCTTTTTCTAAATCAATTAACTTTTGCTTGTTTTCAACATTTAAAGCGGTTTTCTTTTCCACTTCTTTACGTTTTTCCAAGTCCTTAGTCAATTGCTTAACTGATTCTGATGTTTTACCATTTAGAATTTGTTCATCAGTTAAATTTTTGAAATAGTAAGGATAATCAGAACGCAATTTTTTTAATGCAATTTGTCTTAAATCATCTGCAATCGCTCTGTCTTTTACTACAGCTAAATATTTTCTTAATTCTATGATGTCAGTTTGTGCATCCTTACGGCCTTCTAATTTAGATTTATTAAATTCTTCTTGTCTTTTATTTACTTCACTAAATGCATCATCCAATCCAAATAAACTTTTAGTAAAATTTGCTATTTCTTTGCCATATAAAGCCAATAATAATAATCCAACTGACATTGCGGTATTAAATGAAAATAATGCGCTTCCCATTTGTTTCCAAATTGATTCAACTGGTTTGCCTTGTTTTATTAAAACATTATTTGCGTCAATAGCCTTTTTAATCTCATCAACTGCTATTGGAATATTATTTGAAATACCTAATGCAAATGTTTGAAATCCAAATGTTGCAGATGGTAATTCTCGAGCTATTTGACCTATCGAATTACTCAATCCAGTATTTGCTCTTTCGTATTGCCCTACGTATTCCCTTGCATCTCCAATTGATGCTTTTCCTGCTTTAATTGCATTATCGTATTTCTGAAACTGAATTGTAGCTTCTGCAAGTTCCGCTGTTTGCGCATCTGTTAATTTTGTTCCAAGTGCTATTTGTGCGTTATAATCTGCAACTGTTCTACTTGCACGAATTCTTTCAACTGATAACTTTTGAATGTAAGTTGTCAAACCAGTATTTAAAACTTCTTCTTCTTTTGTAAGTTTTAATAATTGACTTTGAGCAACTGAATTATTTGTTATTGCTGTTGTGTTATTTTTTTTTGCGGTTGTATAATTATCAACTTTTTTTATTAATTGATCGTAACTTTTTTGCAATTCTTTATAATCAGCTTGTAATTTTAAAGTTATTGCACGGCTCTCAACTAATTTTTTATTTAAATCTCCATTTGAAGTTGATGGAGTTGCAAATTGAATTTGATTAGCTTTTGCAGTTTTTGAAGTTGATATTATTTGTTCTGATAGCATTTCCATCAAAACAATCAAATCTTCAACCTGCTTTTTAGCTACTTCTTCTACGACTTTATTTAAACTTGTTGCCATTATTCTGTTGGATTAGATTGTTTTTTCTTATTCAATTCTTTTACTTGTTTTTCTAAAACTGCAAATTCAAGTAACGATGTTTTTTTTGGGTTAATTTTACCAATATTTAATATTCTTTGGTAAATCAAAAGCATTTCGTACAAATTAAAAGTATAGTTACTGTCTTTTTCTTCTGTTTCCGCTTCATTCTCGCTTTCTGGGTATATTTCGTTATGCAAACTTTCAATCGTTATCTGCAACGCTTCTATTTCGTTTTTAATCTCAATCAATGCATCAATTAAAGGAATTTCTTTATTTACATCAAATCCCCAACTTTCTAACTCTGAAATTAAACTATCGAATGTTTTTGGAGCAATAACATTTAATGCTACTTGTGTTTGCAACATATCAATCAAAACAACTCCAAAATGACATTTTAAAATAAGTTCTTCTTTATATGAAATCAAATCAAATTTAGTAGTCATATTTTCTTGACCTCTTAAAGTTGCAAATTCTGTATTAATTTCTTCAAATTTATTTTCCAAAACTTCAATTTTTGGCATCGCTCCGGAACGAACTAATAAATTATAGTTTTTTGTTTCTATAATTTTGAAATATTTATCAATCATTAATTCCTCACAATTTTTATATAAAATCG